GAGGACGTAGGTAAGTCTAACGGTTACTCTGTGTTCTTTATGTCTTAGATTTCACAGTTGTTACCTGTGCAAGCTAGTTCTTGACTACCTTCAGTCATATCAGACTCCTCATTGATGTCCCAGTTGATCTCAGTGGGGAAGTCTTTTACTGCTTGCTTGTAGGTTTTCTTATCAATGGGTTGATAGGGAGCCTGTTGGAATGCATGGTCTGAGTAGGGCAAGAAGCTAACGCCTGATACCTTATCGAACTTGTTCCACAACCACTGTCCTACCTCAAGAAACTCATGATCCCTATAGTAACACGTCATCGATGGCTTGTGCTCACACCAGTAGTCCTGATACAACTCCCATAAATCTAACTGCTCTATCGCACCCATGTCTGAGGCTGTCACAGCGCCCTCTGGTGAGGCGATAGGGAAGCTGAATACCTTAGTACTAGCACTGTTTACATCTGTCTCTACAGGGACACCAGCAGCCTCTAAGACAGCGCAAAGAGGGTCACGAGAATCTGCTCTAACTGTTCGTATATATTGTTCGCTATAGCGAGGATGGATGCCAGAAGCACTATCGACCAACTGACTAACAGTACCGCTAGGCTTAATCGCAGTAATAGCTGTAGAGGGATTAATGTTAAGTCTCTTAGCCCACCGTTTGTTAGTCTCAATTGCTTCTTCTCGCATGTCTGTGAGCCACTTCTTAAGCTTTGCATTGTCTCCTCGTCCTGATAGTAAAGGATGATCCATGATTCCTGTTAGTGATACACCTAGTAAAGCTTCTTCCTCTGTGTTTGTCTTCCAGATATTTCTTAAGTATCTAAAGTCTGTGAGGGTAGCTTGTAGAGTTCCAAGGATAGCCGCAATGCGTACCTTTCGTTTGAGACTAGCGAGCGTGTCAGCTGGCCTGACAACAACCTCTGATAGATTGCAAAATTGGTTGGGGCGCAATATTATCTCACTGCAAGGATTCGTACCGAAATCGTAGGTAGCGTCTCGTCTGCCATTCCTTTCAGCTTGTTTTTGACTAGCAACTCTGCTGAAGAAACCTCGTTCTCCTGAGAAGGATTCATATAAACTTTTCCATTCTTCTAAGTAAGCAATAAAGTCAGGTGTTTCTGTGTAACAAGCAGAGTTGTTAGAGAGTGCACGTTGTGGGTTAGCATGATACCACTCACCTGTCTTAGCTCTGCGTAGCCTGTCATCAGATAGGTTAGATAGTGATATGAGTGCTGATCGTCTTACTCCACCTACTACTACGATTTGTGCGATCTTGCAGCAAAGATCGTGGCATTCAATGGATGTAAGCCTTCGTCCAGCAGATCCTTGAAACAACCCGGACGTGAATTTGAATAGTTCGATGAGAGGTTCTGGACCACTTGCACGACCTCCGAAAGTTTTAAGTGTGGCGCCTGCAGGTCGTACTCGGCTAACGTCCCATTGGGGAATCTGACCTGAATACAACAATGATACCAGTTCCCTAAACGATTTCGCCCATCCGATCTTTGAATCCGCAACATTAATAACTGTGTCTGTTTCATGAAACTTCTCCGCAACTTCAGGCAGCTTGGCTATGTACTGTCTCTCAACACTAAAGCCTACACCTGTGCCGCACATGAGAATGTACATCATCTCATCAAATGCTTTAGGGTGATCAATAGGTAAGTAGCTACAGTTAAAACCTGCTACGTTGTCACGGTCTAGTGCTTCACCCGCTGTCATCAATGCTCTCATGCTAGGCATTACATCTAGATCATGTATAGCCTTGAAGATCTCAGATACTTCAAAGTCATTAAGATCTGCTTTGTCTACCCAATAGTTAACATAACGATTAACTGTTTCTTCCCATGTCTCTCGACGTTGTTCTTCTGCATTGTAGCGTGCGTAGCGTGACTTGTGTATGTACTGTTGATATGCATCCATTTACTCTGGTTCTCCTGTTATGCCTAGTGTTTCGTTAATGATTGCTTGTGCTGCTAACTGTAGTAGCATGTACACTCCATCAGGGTACTGTTCGTTGGACGCTACTTCAAACATCTGACCGTCCTCGTACATGACCACAACTACCTTTGGTTTGGTACCTTCAGTCTCCTGTATCTGAGCCTTAGCTGCAAACGCAGTCAGAAACTCAGCCGTTGTTATCTCCTTTTCTTCTGTCTTGGTTCCAAACTTTCCTTCTATTATCTTCACAAGGCAACCTCTTTGATTAACCACTTTAGGTAGACACGCGCCTTGCGTAGATCCTCTATGCCGTTCTTGTACTCGTAACGCCACAGGTACTTAAGACAGTTACCCTTGAGGTATCCCTTGTACTCTTGTGGGTGCATAGACGCCTTGATTGCTTCAATGGCCTCAATAGCTCCCTTGTTGTAGTGATCTGGTTGTGCCACAGGGTCATGAATATCTTGAGGGTGATACAGTTTACCTGTGAATGTCTTAGACATTTTGTTCCACTCTTCCGGAGTAATGTCGTCTATAGATCTACTTTCCTGACAGTTTTTACGTAGCTTTTCACATTCTTTTTCAAGCTTTGCACATTCGTCTTCAGTCATGTTCCACTCATTCTGCATATTTTTCCTCCAAGTCAAACTTCCAACTGTTAATGTTTACTCTATCAGAAAACCTTTCAACTAAATCTTCAGATGTAATTTCTAGTGCTTCCATTATAGTAACTTCATCATACCTAGAAGAAACTCGTTCTAGTATTTCATCAAGAGTTAGCACCGTACTTCCCCCGTAGGTATGTCATAGACACAGGCATCTCATCAAACGTACCGTTGTCTACTTCATTGAACACCCACAAACCAGACCATGACCCGTTAGTCTGTGGGTTAAGATACTCTTCATCATGTTGATAGTATATACCAGCAAACAAGGAGGTCATTCTGTTTCCTGCTGCGTTTCTGTCGAACGCGATATCTCTGTCTTGTACGTGTCCCATAACACATGACATATGTTTTTTCTGGAGCAGTAGCTTTGCATTTGTAACTGGCCTGCCCATGACACCGCTAGTGAAATAGTGACAATAAGCAATACCGTCCACAATAACCGGCTGAAGATACGGAAGAACCTCCCACCCCCTGAGATTGAGATCTTCATAACTCATTAACCCTTCTAGCTTGGCATCGTTTTCTACTGCACGTTCCACTCTGTATTCATGATTACCAAGCGTAAAAATAAGGCGTGGCTTCCATACCTTCTTCTTCATCTTACGTAAACGAGACTGCTCTGCTCTGATACAATCCATAAATATTTGCATGGCTTCGTTGCCTGCTTCTACATCAGCAGAGTAACGCCTGCCTTCAAACGACTTCTTACCTACGTCATACGACGACAACGACGGCATGTCCCAATGATCACCAAGGTGTATGATAGTATCTGGTTTAATAGCACATGCGTACCGACCCGCCCAGTACATGTGGTCAATAGGACAGTCAGGTTTTATTTGAGTGTCAGGTATTACTAGGTGTCTAGTCATTGTATCCACCCTCTCGGTATTGTTTCAAGAGTGTACCATCTGAACCCTTGCTTGTTCGCCCACTCTTCCATTGTGTATCGTGTACCGTTTTTTCTTCTACGTGATCCCGGCATTGGTGTCTTTGGTTTCTGGAAGAGAAATACCAACTCCTCTGCTGGGCCAAGCGTCTTTGCAATGTAGACATACTTACGTGCCTCATCTGATGTACGGAACCTGCCCTTAGCTTCTATCCATATGGTCTTACTCTTTGTCTTGTAAACAAAGTCAGGCTCATATGTTTTAGGTAGTACGTACTCTAGTGTCTGTGAAGGATGGTACTCGCAGCTTTGCATAAGTGCATAGGCTTCTTTCTCAAACTTAGAATCAAACTTCACTTGGTTTCTCGTACTTATCATCATGTGAACGTAACAAGTACAGAAGGTTAAGACTTTCTAGTAGTCGGTCTTCATCCAACTCATTGTCCCAGTAGTGAGCAAGACAGGTACTGTAACACTCCCACTCCGTTGTACACGGGTCAATGATCTTGTCAGCTTTCTTAGGCCCAACCCCATAGATACCGGGGATGTTATCAACACGATCACCCATCAACGCTTGCTTGTACAGCCACCGCATAGCGTCATCAACCTTAAATGCATTTAAGTTTTTCTTGGTGTAATCATACATAGGACAAGGAACCTGCCTGAAGTCTTTGTCTAACGAACAAATAATAGCTTTGTGATCTAGCTCAGTAGCCTTGATAGCTATAGCATCGTCAGCTTCCATACCGTTAACAACCTCTGCATTCCACTCAGATACCATGAAGTCGCGGAGCAGTTTCTTATGTACAGGCTTACGCTTTTCAGAACGACCAGCTTTGTAGGGTTGGGTAACAGCAACCTCGTCCCTGAAGTTGCCCTTACCAGTTAGGTAAACAATGCTGGATGTGTAGTGATCAGACAAATCTAATACTATCTGAGATAGATAGTTATCAAGAGTCTCTGTTGCTACCCGCGCTGGCTCATCATCACAAGCAAAGCCAACACGGTACACCAGCATGTCACCATCAATGAGTATCACAGAGCTTCCATCTCTTCTAGCTCTGGTGAGTACTCAACAACCTCATCAATCACAAGACGCTTGAGTGAGGCACTACGACCTTTCTTCTTGAGGTGCTCCCAATCGTAGTAGCCGATGAGACACTTAGCTGTGGAACCATTACCCACCACGACTCCTGTTTCTGTGTCGTCCATTTCATCTCGTGGTGTTCGTCCCTTGATGAGCAACTCTGTTCCGTCAGTGTTGAACGCTCGGTACTTGTTGTTGGATTTGCAGGTGATGTACGATCCACGATCATCTCCCTTGTTGTTGATGTTAATACCCATATCTTCCAACGCAGTAATAGCAGCGTCAGAAAGGTTGGCAAGATCAACTGTGTACTTACCAGCTAACTCATTCTTGTGAGTCAGGTTAGGCCAGAACAAGTCACACTTTACCATTACGTTGGGTGCTTCATTAGACATATTACACATCTCCGATAATTAAACTTACCCTAATATTATACCACATAAAATAGAATTGTGCTAGTGGGTATCTGCCCAACTATTACCAACTCTATACTCTCCGTCTAACGGACAGTTCAGTTGCAGGAGTTCACCTGCGAATACCATTGCGTTGACACATGACTTACCAATGAAGTCTGCGTCTTCTGGGCGGCACTCTATCTGCCACTCATCATGTACCTGTGCGACTAGCTTGAAGTCAACACGGGCTAACAAATCATACAGGATAATGATAGCCTGCTTCATTACCACAGCACCAGCACCCTGTAGTAACGTGTTCAGTGCGGCGTGTTGTGATCGTACACGTATACGTCTGCCATCAAGACCAGTAAGAAAACCAGACTCAGCATCCTTTGTTACTTCTTTACGTAGCTTTGCCAGTGCTGGTGTGTTCTTAAGAAAGTCTGCTTTTAGTTTCTTACCATGAGATGCACTACCACCTACAACACTGCCTATCTTAGCGTCACCTGCACCGTACAAGAACGCATAGATAAATGTCTTGGCTTGATCTCTTGTCTTTAGTCCAGCAGCATGTTGGTTAGCTGTGTGTATGTCACCTGTTAATATCTCGTTGGTGTAGTTAGCATCATCCATGTAGTGTGCAAGCATACGTAGCTCAAGACCACTAGCATCAGCACCAACAAGTACACGACCATCAGGTGTGTTAAACAACGCACGACATTGTTTACCGTACTCAGCCCTTACAGCAGGTATCTGAGCCATGTTTGGACCGGAGTGTGCCATCCGTCCGGTGACAGCGCCGATGTGCCTGACTCTGCCATGTATTCTGTTGTCTTCGCCCACTGCTTTAATCCACGAGTCAACATGAGAGGCGCGTTTCTGGCAGAGAAGGTAACGGAGAATAATCTTTGCTTCGGGAATGTGAGCCTGCTTTTTGAGAGTCGCCTCATCAACCTTTGGTTTTCCTGCGGGAGTGAGTTCCTTCCACACAGCGCCCTTGCTAGTAAGCCGCTCTGCAATCTGTTGTCTACTACCGACATTGAATACCGTAACTTTGTCCTTGAGTCTCTTCTGTGTTTTATCACTGATCCTCTCCTCTACTATTGGTGGGAACACTTGTTGTAAATCTTTCTCTATCCTGTGCATACGAGTAGTAAGTTCTTCGTATAGTTCTACTGCACCGTCCTTGTTAAACTCAAAGCCGTTGTCTTCCTGATCCTTGCAGATGAACGCAACGCTGTGCTCAAGATCAACGCAGTGCTTACTGAATCCAAACATCTGCATCTGTGCCATCAGTGCATCGTGTAGTTTGTGAGTGACATCCACATCTCTCTTGCAGTACTCAACCATTTCTTCAGACAGTTCTTCCCAATCAGTGTGCTCTCCTTTAGGGAATCCAAGCCTAGTTCCCCAAGCAGCAAGGCTGTGACCACCATCCAAGTCGGGATGAAAGAGGCGTGAAAGAACCAGTGTGTCCACAACTCTGTGTTGAGGTATGCGTATACCCCATAGCCTGTACAACACAGGAACATCGTAGCCAATAAGATTATGACCACATATCTGTCCACCTTTTGCCAGTTCATCCATCAAACTCCGTCTAGATAAGTGGGTCAAGTGAGCTTCGTTCGATCTCTTTGTAACCACGCAGTGTACTTTCGTAGGGTTCAGGCCGTCTGCCTCTATGTCTAAGAACACAGTATTCGTAGTAGGAGAGATCAAGGTGCTGTCTTTCTGAAAGTTCATATCCATTCGTCCTCATCTCCTTGTTCTGTTCCTGTGTCATAATCCAACGTCCCATGTTCGACATCTCGTATCTCCTCTAGATCACTAAGGGTAGCATAGTTCATGTTACCTACTGTTATCAAGTCATCATCAGCAAGGTAACGACTACACTCATTACACATATCCACGAACTCACCACTACTACTAAACTTTTTGGTTAGTTCGTAGTCTGTCATTATCTTATCACAAGCAACGCATCTCATTCAAATACCTCAGTGAGCCTCCCCGTATCCTTGTTGTACATCAGCGCAGTGGCTGGCCCTGTCATACCACTGAACCTGTTCTTCAGTACACGCACGTTGGTGGTGTTACGTACCAGAGGATCTTCTGCTTGTGCGTTACGTTCTAATCCTAACACGATGTCACTGAGTTGTGCAATGGCTGCTGACCCACGTAGCTGACCAAGGCTGGTGTATGCACCGTCTTCATGTCCCTTACCTTCAGGTCTACGCAGGTGTGACACGATGAACATACACACACGCATCTCCTGACAGAACATACGTAGCTTGGTCATGATCTCATCGATAGCCTTACGTTCATCACCGTTCTCCTGATCTGATACCAAGATGCTGATGTGATCCAGTACAATGTACTTCACACCCAGTACCTTGATCTGGTAACGGAACCGAGCCAACACGTTCTCTATCTTGTTGGAACCAAACGTATCCCATAACACCACACGATCATCAAGATTCAGACTGTCGAACACTTGGTCTACTTCAGATGGTGAGTAGTCACATCCCGGTAGGTGTATAGGCTTGTTGATCTGTAGCCCTACCAGACCACGGGCAGTACGATCAGGTGTCTCCTCAAGGAAGGCTAGTCCTACCCTGTCGTTGGTCTGTCCTAGTATGGAGAACACTAGCTCACGCATGAACGTAGACTTACCCAGACCGGAGCCAGCACAGATGGTGACTAGCTCAGTAGGACGCACACCAAACGTCATGTCATCCAATCCCTTGTATGGGTAGCGTACCTCTGCCTCCTCCAATGGCTTCTTCAGTGCCTCACGTAGAGAACCCAGCATCACCATACCATCTGGTGTGTACGTCTTAGCCGCCCACCACCTCTTGATGAACTCATCCTTGTCACCGTTCAACAGGTAGTCACACGCATCCTTGTGCTCACCATGATGATAGATCCTAGACTTACCACCAAAGATGTCAGCACATTCTAGAGCAGCAGACCTTCCATGATCGTCGTTGTCAAAGCAAAAGATAATATGATCGTACTGGTCGAGAAATTCATATGACCTGCGACAATCAGCAGCAGCACCTTGGGCACCATTACGAATAGAAACAACAGGATACTTGCCACCAAACATTTGATATCCTGCCAGTGCATCGAACTCTCCCTCCACTACGGTTATGTATTGACCACCGCTGGGGAATAGATGCTGACCGTACAACCCAGCCTTCTTCCAATCCCCACTGATCTTGAACTGCTTGTCTGGATACCTAGTCTTCACCGCCACTAGCTCACCAACAGGATCATGATAACCAAACAGAATGTTGCCTGCTTTCTGCTGTGCTGAGTATGCAGACATGGTGGTAGCAGTTAGACCCCTATCCTGATAGCCTCTGTATGGCTCTGTGAAGGACGATCTATCGAACCCTGCCGCTGGTACTACTCGTTCCTTAATGTTGCTCACAGAGCCTCCTGTAGCTTCTGGTGAGGGGTTAAACTTAGCACATGCAAAACAGTAACTAGATCCATCCTCATTGTAGGACAACGCATCACTAGAACCACAGTCCTCGCATTGCTGGTGTAACTTTACGAATGTCATCAGTGTAATACCTCCTCATCGCCAAACAGTTCATGGTATTTAGTCTTGACTTCTTCCTCGGTAAGCTGACTCTTCAGAAACTCACGCTGTAACTTGATGTATATCTGTACCACCTCAACCACCGTGATGTTCTGAAACTCAAACTCAACTAGCTCTTCAATCATCTGATCGTTAGTCATACTATATAGTTCCTATGTATTAGTAATAGTATTAGTAATAATATTAATACTTAGTTATCTATATAGTTTAGTTTACCACACTAAACTACACAGTGCACGTTATTTTCTCGGTACTTTTTCACCGTAATTCTCCTTGATAGGCGCTTCAAGTAGGCAAAGGAAGTCCCTCAACCTACCTGAACGACGTAGTTTTCTCAACGCCGTTGCCTCTATCACGCGAACTCTCTCACCTGATATACCAAGAACTTCGCCTATCTCCTTGTAAGTCATACCATCTTTCACGTTAGAACCTCATCATCGATCTGTCTTTAAGCTTGACTAGCTTACCATTCTTACCACAGTACAGGTCAATAAAGAACGCTGTCTTCATAGCCTTCTTACTGGGGAACACCATGTATTCAACACCGTTCTCTGCTTTGAAGTCACGTAACCTCTGCACCTTACGATACACAGCAAGGCGTCCCGGCTTCAACTCATCAACTGGTTTGATGTAGTAACTCATATCTCATACCCTCCGAACACTTCACTAAGTCTGTGGTACACCCTGTCGCACCACTTGTTGCTGCTGTAATCAGAGATCACAACCATAGGCTCACCCTCTGATCCGTTGTTGTATATCAACAAGAAGAAACCAAGGTAACTACCTTCCTTATCAAACGCTTCAAGCTGATCCATGTCAGTCTGCGCTAAGTTCTTTAGGATGTTGTTTTTGCTGTTACACCCCTGCACAGACATTGCCTCGCCGTCCCACACTGACACTCTGCCATCATCACGTAGGCACATGTCAACTAACAGCTGTAGCACAGGACGCTCTCCCGGTGCTGCATACTCAGGTAAGGCTGTATCAAATTCTACAATAGTCATACGTCATCTCCATGATCACTGTGGTGGTAGTCTGCATTACTTATCTCATCAGAAATAAGATCGAATATATAACTAGAATTGACCCAACTAGTGATATCAACTCCGCGTGTTTTAACTGATACCAGTTCAACTAACTCCTCCTCATCACCATACATAATATACTCAATGGTTGCGTAGATAGACATCCACTCGCAGTCTAACTCCACATCCATCACCTGATTACCATACATACTAGCTGTCCCCATCGTTATCCTCCTGCTTAATCTGCTCCTGATCCTTGATTACAGTATGGTTGAGAGCTAACAAGTCGCCAACCCTCTGCTTCAACTCAGCAATCTGATTGTCCTTGGCAGTCATGTTACGTACTTGAATATCCTTACCCACCTCGTACACATCCTTGACCAGAGCCAGTGCAGTCTCCACCGTTAGAACGCTCGACACTATACGAAGGAATGCATCAGGTTCTTCAAGAAGGAGCGCTACGATGTCACCTTCTCTGTAACCCCACCGCTCCATCAGTTCCAGAGCATCGTTAATGTTATCAGGCTTCATGTAATCCATGATGTCACTGTCGTAATCATTCAGATCAATCTCTGTGCTTATCTCAATGTAACTATTTCTCCAACCCATGATACTTCTCCTTAAATGCATTTAAGATTAATGATGTGTGTAACTTACATTTGGTACTGCTTTATCCCAACACGCTCGACACTCACCACACTTGTTGTCCTGCTTAGGTGCTGGGCATACGAACGAGTCAGTAGGGATTCTATCCTTGTGTACTGTCGATGTCAAATCAAACCTCTTCGGTGGTGTACCATCAATCATTGCAGCAGACACACGCACGATGAGGTTGTCCGGTACGTCACCACGATACTGCGCTACGTACTTAGCCTCACGAGTAGGCAACCAGTGCTTAGTCTCAGGTGTACGCCTTGCTACCTCCACGATGTTAGCTAAGTGCTCGACACCTTGGATGTCACCTGAGTCGTGCCACCTAAAGTACTCTGCTTTGTTGATACCTACCACCATGTTATCCACCCAATCAGGATGAGAAAGAGCATCAAACCTACGGCGTAAAGCCTTCTGAACATTAGGAAAAACATACATACCCTTGCAGGCATAGCAGTCCTCACATGTAGAACCCACCACTTCCCTCAGTACAGATCCAGTGTGACACTCCTCCGCTGGTATTGAGTATGCTTTGCATGGCATCTTACTTGGATTAGAAAAACCACCCACTGCATCTCTGGCGTCAGTTAGTTTACTCATAAACGTCACGTGCTATCTCATGAATAGGTCTGCTCATCACTTAGTCCTCCTCGCATTTCTTAAATGCATTTAAGTTTTGATATAGCTGGACGTTATCACCCCAGCCAGTACATATTATCTCATGGCATAACATGCTAGTCAAGCTGAGAGGCTCTGAATGGCGCTGTGAGCAACGATAACAGAAGGAAGGGTAGGGTATAGGGTGCTGGTATAACGTCGCTGTGAGAGCGATAGAGAGAGAATTACAGGCAAAAAAAAGCCCCACCATGTAGGCAGGGCTTCGGAGTGCTGGCGTTAAACTACTGTGACAGTTCAGCGTAAACGATCAGCAGGAAACAAGCTATCAGTATCAGGCCAACAGTGTCGTTCATTTGGCGATTGTCTGAGCGAGGAAGGCAAGCATTTCGTCAGTAGTCAGACCGTACTTATCAGAGTGACCCAGCTTTTCGCACGCCGCCCACCATGCCAGCAGGTTATCTTGTGTATCATTGGTGCCGGTTTCGCCGTCGCCCTCGCCAGCGCTGTCAGATACCTTTGGTGCGGATGGTATACGTAATGCTTTGGATAGTGCATCGATACCCTTGGCGCCCTTGTCGATCTGTTTCTGGACTACCTTCTGACCTGCGGCGGGTGTCTTAACTTTGTGATAGTCGGACATCGCTTTGTCCAGACCAGTAGCAACCTTCAGGATACAGCGCACCATGCTGGTTTGTGAGTCTTTAGAACCAGTGTTACCGCTCAGTGTCTCTTTGTAACCATTGCAATAGTCTTTCATATCCTGCGCGGTATGGATCGCTTGTGCATCTTTTAACAGTCGGTTAACGATGGTCAGCGATGTCTCGGTCTGCCACGTGCCAAACTGTCGGCCAGCAAGGAAAGGAGCGCTTGTGTTGGATTGTATGTTTTCAGCTTTCATATATATCTACCTATAACAACAGTGCGATATAGCACCATGTCAACAGTGTGAATGATGGGTTTTCAAATGTCAACAGGTAAAGACAAATAAATCTTAAATGCATTTAAGTTTTTTATAGGCTCTGAGAGTCCCTGTATGGCTCTCTGCTGGCCGTTGGTGTTGGGCTATATGTGGACCTTCCTCGCCCCACATCTTCGCTGATTTGCTCAGACCTACACAGATCAGGTACCGGGGAGGGGATTTTGCAACTCTGCGCGCGCGTGG